ATTGGCATTTTATATAGTTCCATAACGCTAAATGCATTACCGTACTGAACCATATCAAATATTTGAGAATGCACTAATGCACTATGATTCGGTGCTAGGCCAAAAAAACCCAACCCCCATGCTGATAGACGCCTCCTCCGTCTCACCATCTTCATGTGTATATGTAAATTTCATATCCAAATCTGGTGATATTTCTTTAACAAATTGTCTAAATGCCCTACTATCTCTAGCCAACATTCCATTTAAATATTTATTAATAGAACCTACATCGGTTTTTCCATCAACACTCTTAATCATATAACGTAAACGAGTTGTAACATCGCCTGAGAAATCTTTGTTGATTTTATTCATTGCTTCAATATCTTTATCTATCAATAGTTCATCACCATGTGTTAATAGTTTAAATGTTAATTTGTTTTTTCCTTGCGGAGTTTCAAATTCAAATTCATTTTTGTTTTTAAATAAAGAATAATCAATTTCTTTAATTTTTATTTGAGATAAATCTACGGTTGTTGTAATTAATTGATTAGTTTTATCCGAATAAAATCTAAATGTGTAATCTGGACCATACCCTAATAATCTAGTTGCTAATAGAATAGCGTTTTTATCACCTATTAGAATATCTTTTATATTTACATTATCTACAAGTATTGATTCAAATAATTTATCCAAAACTACACCTTTTTTAATAAGGTTTTGATTAGATAAAATATCTTCCTCTTTTGCAGTCATATATTTTATTGTAATTCTACCAGATGATAACGGATTATCGGTTGGATAAAGTTTTCCTTGTGATGGAAGGTCTAATACTTCCGTTGGAAAATCATATTGTTTTTCGCTCATAACGTCTATTTTTTGTTTGTATATATAAATACATACATTTTAAAAATTTGGAAATAAAAAAGGGGAAGTGTTTAGCTTCCCCTTTGTTTTTATTATTTTTATTGATTAGAACTCTAAAATTGCGTAATCATATGCTAAAGTCACAGTTATTGTTGCTGGGTCAGTAGCGTTACTCATATCCACATCACCGAAGTTTACGGTTAATGGGAATGCACCTTTTAATTTCCATTGTTCAATTTTATCACCAACAGGTCCTAACATATAGAAATCTACATCTTTTTTATAGAATTCTGCATATCCATCTCTACCAGTAATAGATTCGTGTCCTAAACGTACCCACTCCATTACTGCTTGTGCTCCAGATGGAACAATTGGGTCATATAATGTAATTTCCAAATCTTGCCATTCGCCTTTACCTTTCAACTTTCTATACACGTTAATATGGTCTATTTTTACGGTTTCGAATTGAAGTGTAGGTCTATTTGCAGCTTTTACAAGATATGATGGAATTCCTTCAATTTCCATAATGAACCTATTTTTCATCTTAGGTTCGAAGTTCGTATAGAACATCTTGTCAAACTCTAATACTTCTGCCATTTTATTATCCTTTTATTTTATATTAATAAATATCTACTTTGTTCTTTTTTATATTATGCGTTAAAAGATGCTCCAGTTGGTAAGATGTTGAAATCAATTACGATGAATTCAGCAGTCTTAGCCGGTTGTAAGAAAATTTGTCCCGCTAATATATTTCTATCAATGACATCAGGTGTGTTATTTGATTCATCCATCACAACTCTGAAAGCGTATAAACCTTGTCTTTGTTGAATTCCCTCTAAGTAAGGATTTACGGTGTTTAAGAATCTATTTCTAGTTGTAGAAGTGTTTTGTTCAAACACTAAGAAACGAGATGTAGATGCGATGAATTTTTTAACAGTGATAAGTAATCTTCTTACGTTGATTCTATCTAATGCTGATGCTTTATCTTGTAGAGTTTTTTGTCCAAATGCTACAATACCTTGTCCAGGGAATGCCGCGATTGGGTTTACTTTGTTCTCATATAGAGTATCTCTTTCAGAGTGTGTAAGTCTATTTAATACACTTACTGCTCCAGTGATACCACCTCTATTCAAACCAGCAGGTGCGAACCATTCTGCTGCCAATCTATCGTTAGATGCGAATACAGCAGGTAGTAATACCGATGGTGGAACTGAAGTTAATTTATTTGAGTTTGTATCGATTGTTTTAACCCAAGGGTAGTAACAAGCTACATAGTTTGAATCTACTGCGTTTGCCGCTTCAGTTGCTTGTGTAATTGTTGCACCAGCTTCGGTAAAATCAGCAATGTAAAATGCGTCTGAACGAGCTTCTACCATATCAATAACTTTTGTAGTTACAGATGGGTGTAGGCTTCTAATAATACCAGGAGTTGCAACTAAGTTAATATCGTATTCATCTGGATTTGATACGGCATTTATTGCTCTAAAATATGCAGTAGTGCCAGATGCTGTTCCGTTTGAACAATCAAATCCTTGTGTGTTTGAATCGGTGATGTTTGAACCTAAATTGATTTTTACTGCAGGATTCATACCATCATATCCACCTTGAAATGCCAATACAAATTGTCTTTTAACCATATCAGTTGATGCTGAACCGGTTAGTTGGTAAGTCAATTGCGAATCAAATGCGAACAATGTGTTTGCTCCTTCAATTGCTCCGTCTGGAATTGGTTTTAAATATTGTTTATTATCTAAAGAAGTACCTTCAGTTTCAAAATCATATCCCGCATAATATATTGGAGATGATGATGTATTAGTTGTTGATGAAGTTTGATATACAACCGCAGGTACTTTACCAGCTTCCACAGTAGTATTACATTCAATTGGATTAGTGTATGCTCCATGTCCAAATGGTGCTGCTGAAATTGGGAATGAACCCGCTTCAGCTATTTCTACTCTTATGTATTTTGATTGATTTGTATAATCACCATTTTCAGTAATTTTACCATCATTATCAATAGTAATGTATCTATCACCAATTCTTCTAGCTATGTAGTTAGGAGATGCAGGGTCTAAGTTTACATTGTTAAATGTTTCTAAAACAACTTTTCTCTTATCAGTATCATCGAATGAACGAACTGTCACTGTAAATGTAGAATAATCAGTTGACCCATCTTCACCCGCTGCTTTAACGTTTGAAATACCAATCTTAAATTTAGTATTATAAACATTACCATGTCCTAAAGTATGAAATTTGAAAAGGTCATATCTATCACCACTTACTAATTGCGATTTAACATATGGAGTTGCTGCTACACTTGCTTCATAAGTAAAATCTTGTGTAGGAAGTTCTACTGCTGCAATACCATCTGCACTCATAGTAACCAATAAGTTAGCGGCTGTTTTTTCAAAATATGTGTAAGTATATGCTTTTTTAGCACCGAATGGAGATTCACCAAATACATCAGAAAGGTCATTTGTTGCAGTTGGTTTAATAGATGCCGAAATAAACGGTAATCCAGAACCACTCAATAAGAATGAACCAGATGTTGTTGTATTTACTGAAATTATAGTTCCTTCAAATCCATAATCCTGATAACCAGTATCAGTAGAATGTAAAGTACCAATTAATTTTACAGTACTATTAGAGGCCGTTGCAAAAATACCTAACGGTTTCACTTGTGAATAACCATCAGTACCAGCTACCCTTACGATAGTTGCTGTACCAGCTTCTCTTAAATAGTTTTGTACCGCATATTCGGTATAATAAGTTCCATCGGGAGTTCCGAAAATTGTTTCAAACTCCGATTGTGTTCTCACAATAGTTGGAACAAATGCAGGTCCTTGTTTAAAAGGTCCTATAAATGCTGCTCCAATTTCCCCTATACCTTGTGCTAAGAAGGATAGGTCATTTTCTCTTGTGAATACGCCAGGTGATACGATTCTTTCTGCCATTTTATTTCTCCAATTCGTTTTTTAAGTGTATTTATATAAATTTATATAAAAGTTAGAAAATACACATATAAATATAAAGAAAATATCCAAAACACAAATAAACGTTTTTATCTGTACTTTGGATATCTAACCATATTTTAATTTAATTTTATGGGTTTACAGCCGATGGTCCTTTCAATTCATCTGGATCAAATGAACTACTTACACCCCACGGAAGGAAATCTTCAGTAAGTGTTTTAATAGGACTTTTAGTATCTCTAATTTGCTTAGCAATTACTCCCGTAATATGGTCAAAATATTGAGTTCCTCTAGATTCACTCACATATGATTTAACCCATCCTAATACTTGATTTTCGGTAAGATTTTCCCACGATGTAAAGGTGTTAGGATTGATATCTTCTACTCTAAATGGAGTTGCTCCATCAAATGAACCAGAATATCCATCTTCATCAACTAACGTAATTTTCCAGTTAGTTCCTATGATTGCATTTTGGAAATTTTCAGTATCAACTCTCCTGATACTTCTAATTTTCCATTCTTTTTGTTCTAATGCCATTGTTTGTTTATTTTAAGTATAAATATATTGTTTATAATAATTCAAAATTAAATTCTTCGCAGATTTTTTCAACCAAATAATGATTACTTCCAGTCCAAGCATTTAATACGTTTTGTGGAACTTTCCATTCACCGTTTACAATTTGCTCATCTGGTACAGCGGTTGATTCTCTATTTGGGTTTCTAAATCTTAATTCATACCTAAGTACACAATCATCTTGCTCCAAATCATATCTTAGTACGTTTGTAGCAATTACATTTACGGTTTTACCAAATACTGCTTTATCAGCAACTTCTCTAATAATCATAATTATTTTATTTATATATCAATTGAATCACTATAATATTCAGTGCTCTTTAAATAAGTATAAGCCTGTGTTAAAATGTTATCTTCGCTATTTGTGTTCGCTCTGAACATTATTTTTCCATCCATACCTCTCGTTGCAACCTGTGGGCTAATTTCAGTTGTGGATAATCCTATTTTTCCAATTGGAGTTTTTCCATTATTTCTAGCCTCTCTATTTGCGTATATTTCAATTTGTATTTGCGCAGTGTATCCACTTTCCCAATATACACCATTTGCAGTTCTATCAACTTCAAAAGAACCTGTTGGAATTGCATTTAATGGGATTTGTGCCAATTTTTCTTCATCAGTTAAAGGTCTTTCATTAGGAACATCTGCATAAATTAGAGGTGCATAATTTATTGGCTCAGCCGTTGCAACTGGTCCCGGATCATCATTGTTTCGCTTTTTAATTTCAACATCGGTAACAAGATGATATGCACCACTTACAATAAATGATGTATAAGGAATATTATAGTCTCTTTGTAGTGCCATATTATACTTCTAATGAACCGCTAAAATACGGAATTGTTTTTAAATAATTATAAGCCTGTGTTAAAATTGAATCAGAACTATTTGTATCTATAAAAAATTCTAACTCACAAGGTGGTGTTATTTGATATAGAGCTGGGTCTACAACACCAGTATTTCTATCTGCCGCATCGGTTTGATATTTAACAATCGCACCTACCGCTTGTTTACCCGTATCTCTATCTTCTTTGGATGCATAAACTAATATAGCAATTCTACCAATATACCCTGCTTTCCATTTAATATCAGGTAAAGATATTTTATTACCTGGCATTTTTGGTTGTTTTGCATCGTGTAATCGTCTTTCAGTATATACGTTATATATGACGTGATATGCATCCGGAACTTCTACTCCCGTATTACCAACTATATAATTTTTTTGTAGTGCCATAAACTTTATTTTTTATATTCCTAATTGTGCTTTTATTGCTGCTAATTCTGCTTTTATAACTTCGATTTCTTCACATTTTGCATCATACATTTTTTTGAAATCCTGCAATGCTAATATTTGATAAGTATTGATTACGTTCCAGTTAAGAGATAACGTATCAGGCACATCCATTGCTGCATGTTTATCATAATATTTTTGTTTTACTGCTTCAATTTCATCAAATCCACTAATACCAACTTCTTCTATTAGCGGTTGTGTCATTTCTGATAATTCAAATTGCATTGGTCTTGCGTCACTACCACAATGAATTGCTTCAGGAAACACTTCCATAACATCCTGAGCGATTAATCCTTGATGCACCGTTAACATCTTAGATATCTTTCTCTCTCTTTGCTTAGGAGTATCATCATCTTTAAGTGGTAACTTATATGCAAATGTTACAGGCTTTAATTGCATGAATCTATCAATATATTCATAGTTCTCACTTACTTTTTCTCTTATAGAATATTTTATTCTTCTATCCGAATTGTAGAACACACCATTATTTCCTAAATATGCAATATAAGTACCAGTTCCACCATCCTCATCAGAGAACATAAACATTTGGAATAAATCGCCCGGATTCCAGAATTGAGTAAAGTCTCCATTTAAACCAATACCAGCTGATTCACCTCCACTCAATCCTTCAAAATCAGAACGAGCTTCCCATACACCCATTGTATAACTACCATATAAAGCCTGTCCGGTATATCTTGATGTTGTACCATGATAGAAATAGTTTGACCTAAATCTTGGTTCGGTATATGTTGCAACGTTTTGGTTAAGCGCCCAAGCATTACCCTGATTAGATGAATCCAATATGGTAGCTTGTGTACTACCACCCCAATATCCTTTCATTATATAACCAGTACCATTACTTCTTAAATAATGC